GCTCTATTGGTTCCCCAATTACTTAAAGTAGTAGCATCAGATGCTAATCTTGCAGGAGTATCACCGATAACAAATGCTGTGATTCCTCTTTCGTAATTCAATTCAACCATTGATTTGATTAGTTCTGCGTAACCTGGACAAGCAATCAAGTTAAAAATTCTTGATTCTTCATCTCTAATTTGTTGGTTAGTTCTTACTAACGCCTGTAGTGCTTGTGTTACTACTTTGCGTTGAGATTTGCGACCAAATGCTCCTGATCCATCGTCATTGTTTGCAGATGCTGTTACCCAACGATGTGGATAGTAGCTAGTCATTTGTTCACCTTCGCCCGCACCGTATCTGCGATTTCTTGCGTTTACGTCGATGTAATCTTGAACAAATCTCTTAACATTATTACCTGATCTACGTAAATTCCACAATAGTGTACCACGTGGATATAGTGCTGGATCAGGTACATCAAAGTCTAAAAATTCACTAGTTAACAATGCTTGTATTGAAGCAGGTTCTTCGTCGTCGCCACTGTTGCTCCAACGAGCATCTGCAAATACTATACCGTTTTCAGTAGTTTGATCGGTATTATTTACAAGTACCCATTTTTTAGTTTGATAGTTAAATTTAGATATCCTTGGATAATTTTCTGTGTCGCTAGAATCAATCCACAGATCTCCTTCTGATAACGGTGTTCCGTCAGACTGTGTTGTAGGTCTTGTTGCACTTACAATAGGGCCTGCTGGATCTGTTTGTAGTGATGGTGTAGCGGTATAGAACGGAGAAGCATCAGCAATGCCGCCGCCTGCATACTTGTAGCCTACCCAAGTTTCACCGTTATGAACTAAGATATCGACTTCATTAAGATTGCTGTTATACCATAAACGTCCGCTTTCTGGAATATTAGCAGGTGCTGTTGCGCTAGCTTCGGCAATGCCAACACCGCCAACTGTGGCTGTCCACAGACTAGCAACATAATTTCCAGCTAACCCATTAGTGTTAGCAGACCAGTTTGCTGTTGAGCTGATAAAATCGCCTGCTCCGTAACCTGCATCAGTAAACAATGCAGCTAGCACGTCGTCAACTTCTGTGTTTGTAAACAGAATGTCGCCACCTTTATTGTGAGTAATAACAATTTGATTAGTTTCAGCATCAACTGTTGCTGAAACAGGTGAACCTGCTAGTACAGCGTTGAATGCTGATACAAAATTTGTTGCATCAATAGCTGTTCCTTGCCCAATAAATCCTACAGTTACAGCTGACGAGTAGGTAGATGAACCAGCTTGGGTATAAGAAACATCAAATTCGTAATTTGTAGTGTCTAGAGTATTTGTAGTTACTGCAACTGATTTAATTACAGTTGGGCCAGATGCGCTTCTAGCATAAATTTTAAATTCAGCTAGCTGGTTTGGAGTTGCGCCTGAATCGTTATATTTTACATACAGTGCGCCTGTAGCTAGATTAATTCCGCCGCCTAGTGGATCTAATCCGTTAAGCGCAGATGCAGCATTGCTGTATAAACGTGCTGGCACAGTTTGCCATGCTACTGAAGATAAGTTATACTTCTTAACAATCCAATCAGCACCTAGGTTAGGATTAGTTGATTTAACCCAAATTGAGCCTGTTGGCATGCCATTAGCTGAACCAGCATTGTCTGTTGTTTTAAACAACGGAATACTAGTATGAGGACTAATTTGTAGTGCTGTTGCTTTATAGGTTGTTGCAGATAAACCAACTTTTGCTGTAAGTGCTCCAGTATTACCAGGTGTTACAGGTGCAGCAATTGTAACATCAACGCTTGAATAAATCTCTAATCTACCATTAACCACAGCAGCTTTAACTTCTGGATCTAGTGCTGGGTTAGAATTAATTGCTGATGCTACATTTTCTAGCAGTGTTGTGCCTGTCTGGCCGTCAAAGCCGCTAATAGATACGGTGTTAATAACCATCGAGTCTGCGGTTGCTGAAGTACCAGTTGGTGCTGTTCCTTGAGCACAAGGCCAGCTACGCTTCCAGTCGTCGTCTCCAACTCTAACCCATGTTCCAGCTGGTGTGTCAGATGTGCCTTTTTTATACCATAATGTATGCAAGGTAGTAGTAGAAACAACAGCATAATCTCCTACAACACCAAAAGTTGCCTTAGGAGCACCAGAAGTTAAGTTTGCAGAGTCAGTAATAACTGTTGGGTATTTTACTTTAAATGTTTGACCGCCGGTAGTAGTTACAGGAGCCGAATTCCATTCAAACACTCCAAATTGACTATTTGCTGTGTCAAACCATAGTGTGCCGTTCGCAGGTTTACCTGTAGGAGCATCAGCACTTCTATCTAGTTGTCCTAGATCTAAGTCTGCTCTAACTACATAAGCACGGTTGCTTGTTCCTAAATAACTGTAAGCAGTTTGGAGTCCGTACTCGTTTTGTTCTCCAGCATGAATTGGGTTGTTGCTTGCATCTGTTTTGAATACAGGTGTACCAAATGTATCAATTAGTTCTTTTTGACTTGTTAGTAAATAAACTTTGCCAGCATTAGCTTTTAATGTTCCTGCAGCTGTTCCTGTTCCTGCTGCATTTTTCTTATTTTCAGCTGATGCGACAATAATTAAAGGTACGGTTCCAGGTGCCGATGGTGTATAGAAACTTTCGTCAGTTACTGTTACGCTTACGCCTGGTGAATCGAGTGTGGCCATATTTTGTCTCCATGAATACGAGTTCTAATTGTATTTAGTGTATTCTGAGAAATTGGCCGTGTATTAGCACTATAAAAGGGCAGGAAAAAGGGCGGTTAATAAATATTGTATGCGTCCTTTATGTAAAATCTGCGGCGAGAAGCCGTGTGCTGTTAATTATTATAAACAGGAAAAAATCTTTTATCGAAAAAAATGCGATACCTGCTCACGAGGTGCTGTTCCTAAGAAAGCAAGATGGCAACAGCACGGCTACACAAAAAAAGGACAATGTGACAAATGCGGTTACAAAAGCAAACACTCAGAACAATTTAATGTATTTCATATTGACGGTAATTTAAACAATTGCCGGACCAGTAATTTAAAAACTGTATGTGCTAATTGCCAAAGGATTCTACATAAAGAGGGCGTTCGCTGGCGGCAGGGTGATTTAGTACCAGATCTCTAATCTTAGCATACAGATCGTCGATACTACCGTCATTTTCTAAAACAGCATCAAATTTAGTTCCAACCCATGCAGTTTCGCTAGCATGGATACCAGTTTTTTCTAAGTTGTGTCTGCTGATAGCCCAAGACATATTACCGTTTTCGCCTTGGTTGGCCCTCAACGCCCAATCATACCACTCTGGTAATTCTCCGCGCCTTACCCACACAATAGTACCGCCGGCATCTCTTATTGATTTAATTTCGTTAGGAAAACGGCAATCGCTAATAACAACATCGTCTTTGCTATTGCGCAGTTTGTTTTCTAAACTGGCAATCCAAATATCGTCGTGGAATCCCCTACGGCACACTTCTGTTCCCCACAACTGTAACATTAGACGGGGTGTTAATGTAGGCATGTTTAGGCGGTCTGCCCACCACGGATCAACTTGTTCGCGCCATTCTCGAGCTTGTTTTGTACGGCCTTCAAGTAAAGTACGATCCCAACCAAAGACATGCGCTACAGCATCTTTGAGACTATTGGCAAAACTTTCTCGCCTAAAACCATGGAAATTAACTAGATAGTCAGCAACTGTATCTTTGCCTGAACCAATAAAACCGCATACACCAATAATCATAAAATCCCCTGCAATTTCTATTATTGTATAATAGATTTACTACAAAGGTCAAAGATTTTTTAGCCAATTACAAATGTAAGCGGGATCCCACCTGGTACTAGTTCATTTATTTCTTTTTCAAGTTTTTCAATTTCTTCTTTACCAGCGGACATTAATGCGGTTCCATTTAACTGTATTGGACTTGACGGCCCTGCAATACTACCAAACTTGCTACGGGCTTCGCCTAGTATTAGTTTGCAGGTTGCTAATGCATAATCGTATAACCATTGCTTAGAATAAATGTCTTGTAATAAAACAAAATCTGGTCGATAATTGTATGTGCGTATGAGTATTTGTTCGCCTTGAGCAAATGGTCTTTGGAGTATTGTAAGGGTTTTAGTTGTAGGTTTCCAATTATATTCTATAAAACTACCAAACATACGACCTACTAGTTTTTGATAGCCTGCAAACATATCATATGTTGCTAGACCGCCCATCATACTCCCACTTAGCAAATAGCTGTTTGTATATGCTAGGTTAAATGGTTCAAAAAGGGTGCCGCCAGCGCCATTGCCGCTACGACTTCCTATAGCCCTTCTAAAAATATTACGAACTTGAATAACTTCGTTTGGCAATCGATACTCGTTTACATCTTGTATAAGTTCTAAAAACATATAACTTTCTTCAACAGAGTTGCTGCTTCTCTGACGAAATTTAGTTAACGCTCGATCAAGTGCTAGTTCATAGTGCTTAGGATCTAGTTCAACTTCAACCATGCCGTCGCCCAGCATAGTTCTAACATAGTCAAAAACTCTGTTACGTTCAATTGTGCTGTCCGAAAGTCCTGGATCATCAGGGTAAATATCTGCCATATTAAGTTCTCCTAGTATATTTATCTGGCGATAAATATTCATATGCCACGATTATCATTATACAAGCCCGAACGTGGGCAAGATTACAAATTCATAGATCGCCAAATTTCTGAAATGTTTCAGGTTGGCGGTACTGATGTCTATCTACACAAATATGTCGGAACTGAAGCTATTGACAGTGCCGGGAATATTGTAGCAAAAGACCATACACAAATACAGGATCTAATTTTCTTAGAAAATAGAGATAGAAAATATGACCCGTCTATTTACAGAATTAGAGGACTGTACAACGTACAAAATATTGATTTCAATCTTAGTCAGTTTGGATTGTTTATTGATAACGATACAATCTATATGACTGTTCACATAAACGATTTTATAAAATATATAGGCAGGAAACCTCTTAGCGGAGATGTTTTAGAATTACCACACTTAAAAGACGAATTTGCTTTAAATGATTTTGATGTTGCACTACCAAGATATTATGTTATTGAAGATGTAGGTCGAGCCAGTGAAGGATTTAGTGCAACATGGTATCCTCACTTGTATAGACTAAAACTTAAAAAGGTTACAGATAGTCAACAGTTTGCTGACATTTTTAACAAAGAAGCTTTAGATGCCAACGGAGATCCAATGACCGATGGCACTACATTAAAAGATTTACTAAGCACGTACAATAAAGAAGTACAGTTAGTTAACGATACTATACTTGCTGAAGCAGAACAAGATTCAGCAAAGAGCGGATACGAAACTAGACAATTTTTTACTCTAGCGGTTGATCCAACTTCTGGCAAAACTATTATTAACAGGACTGCAGACAATCCTAGTCCAAGTGCAGACAACACAACAGAATCGTCCGACGGTTCATCAGCTGTTCCTGTAAGAACAGGCTACACTGGATATCTAGTTGGCGATGGCTTTCCTGTAAACGGACACTCTTTTGGGACGGGGATTCAATTTCCTCTAGAAGCATTTGCTAACGATTTTTTCCTTAGGACGGACTTTCTACCAAATCGATTGTTTAGATACGACGGTCATAGGTGGATTAAAGTTGAAGATGATGTTCGTACTACAATGACTAATAATGATACTCGAAATACCTTTAAGACAGGATTCATTAATAACAGTAATTACATTTACAATGATATTGTAGAATCTGATTTCATAGACTTAACTAAAGGATCTCATATTATTAATACGAATATTCTATTTGCAACAGTAGCACCATTTGTTGAATTTAAACAAAGTGTACTAGTGTTTGGCTACAAGTTCTCAGATTATGATCCTCCTATTATTAGTAATAATGCTGGTAAACTAAGGATTACATTACCTGTAATTAACAGTATACAACAAGTTATTCCCGAAGACGGAACTTGGAGAATTAGTTTGTGTAATCACAGAGAAGCACAACGACAGAGTCTTAGCAAAGCTCTTAGACCAAAGGCAGATTTATAATGCAACATTTTTACGATGGACAGATAAGAAGATATTTGCTGCAGACTATTAGAGTTTTCAGTAATTTTGTTGTTAAATTTGGCGACGGGTCTTTACATAGAGTACCAGTAATGTATGGAGATCCTGACAGACAATCTGCAACAGTATTAAGACAAAACAGCGAAAATGTAGTCAATAGTGCTCCAAGAATTTCAATTTATATTAGTAATTTAGAACTTGACAGGGACAGACTAAGTGACAGTACCTATGTGGGAAAATTACATATTCGAGAAAGAGAAATTGATAATGGGGATTATACTCAAGGACAAGGCAGAAATTATACAGTAGAACGTCTTATGCCAACTCCTTTTAAATTAACTATGAAGGCAGATATTTGGACTACAAATACTGACCAAAAATTACAAATCTTAGAGCAAATTCTTGTGTTGTTTAATCCTAGTTTAGAATTACAAACTACAGACAATTATGTAGACTGGACTAGTCTTAGTACATTGAATTTAACTAGCACTACATGGTCTAACAGAACAATTCCTTCTGGAACAGAGTCTACTATAGACATAGCAACTCTTGCTCTAGAGACACCAATTTGGATCAGTCCGCCAGTTAAAGTTAAGCATCTTGGTGTTATTACAAACATTATTACCAGCATATATTCTGATTCAACATTTATACCTGATAGATATATTGAAGGATTAGGAATCCCGTTAACCGACGGAACTACTGGGTTAAGTAATTTAATATCGCAAGAACGAACTACAATTACTGACTACAATCTACAAGTTTACGGTAGCAAGGCTGTATTATTAAGTAAAAATGAAAGCAGTATACCCGACGAACCAACTTTAGATATTCCCGTCCGACAAGGTCTTCCAATCTCTTGGCTAAGTGTACTAGAACTATATCCTAAAAAATTCGTTAACGGATCGAGTTTGTTATTTTTAACTCAACCTGATGGGACAGAAGTTGTTGGTACTACTGTCGTAAATCCTTTAGATGACACACTTTTAGAAGTCACGTGGGATCAGTCAACATATCCGTTAAACAACGGTATTGACAGTAATGGTAATATAGAAAGAATTGACATAGAATACGATGCTAGTAACAAATACTCATCTGATAGCACAGGAGTATTCCATGCTATAGTTAACCCTCAAACT